GTCGCTCTCCAGCTCGGCCATGGTGACGGGCAGGCCCCACGTCTGGTGGTGCAAGACCTTGATGAGCCGAGCGGCGAGCGCCCACATGGCGGCCTCGGCATTCGGCTCGGTCGGGTCGCCCACGACGCGCAGCTCGATCACCATGTTGATCGCCGGTTGGCCGGTGCCGGGGTCAGTGCCCGGGCGCAGCGCGCCGACGTACAGCAGGATGGCCGGCAGCGGCATGCTGTCTTGGATTTCAGGTGCCCAGCCGATGAGGGCGACGTCGGGGAATTGCGCTTTGAGGTGCGATTCAACGGCGTCGAACAGTTGCTGCAGATCAACGAGCATTTCGGGTGGCCTTGAGGATCTCGTATTTCACTTCCTGCTCCAGCAGGACCATGAGGCGGGCTTCAATCTCCGCAGCGGCTTTGCGGAACGCGGCTTCGCCCTTGTCAGCCCAGTCGAGCTTGACGCCCTCGATGGGCATGCGCGCCTTGCCGACGCGCCGGAAGACCTTGCCGTCGTTCTTGCTGCCGCGCTTGCTTCGGTAGATCCACGCGTTGTCGAAGCGGTGACGGCCGACAGACACGCCGCGCCGTGTTTGGCGGGGGTTGCCGAGCCGGTGTGCCTCGATGGCGTTGAGGCCGAGCCAGACCTTGCCCTTGTCAGCGCTGCGCAAGAAGAAGTACAGGCGCTGACGGATCAGCTTCTGTGCGATGTGCATCTCGGCCGAGACGTGCTTTGCGGTCTGGCTCGACACCCACTTAGCGCTCTTCTTCAGCGCGCGGCGCCAGGCGTTGCGCATCGCGTCGCTCCCCAAGCGGCTGAGCGGTGCGAGCGCTGCGGCGACGTCCAGCTCTGCCTTTAGCGTGACGGACATGGTTCTGGCCTCAGTACGAGTTTCGTGGTGCCCGAGCCGTCGGGCTGCACGTCGACAACGCTGAAGTGTTCGCCCAATGCCTGCAAGCGCGCACGCTGCCGGACTCCCGCTGCGTCGGCATCACGCAGGATCACGAACGGCTCACGCAGGCCCGACCGCTGGCCGCGCATGGGCTCGACGTCTAGCCACGGCGAATAGAACATGCCCATGACCGGATCGGTGCGCCCGTCGATCTGGACCGCGTCCGAGAGCGTCTCGAACACGGCCTCGTCGAGGTCAACAACGTTGTCCCGGAATGCCATATAAGGCCGCCTTGCCCGTCGTGGCCGACAGCTTGATCACCGCGCGCGGGCGTGTGCAGAGGTGCAGCGGGTTGGACTGCGCTTCCAGCTCGACGGCCTTGCCGAACTTACCGGCTTCCTGCTTGGCGTAGTACGGCAGGCCGTTAGTGTTGACGGCTTCCATGTAGTCGGCCGGCGCGAAACGGGTGATGAACAGTTCCGGCACGCCTTCGGGCACGGCGTAGGCCTCGTCGTCGCCGATGTAGCCGACGTTGCCGACGCGGCCGCGATAGCGCTCCCACGTGACGCCGCCGAAGTCGAAGGTGTCGCGCGGGTCGCCACGCAGCGCGGCGGCCATTTGGGTGTTGAGGTAGGTCTCTCGGATGTCTTTGGACGTCATCAGCTGACGCCAGAAGTTGCGCCCGCACAGCGTGCGCACGCCGGTGTGCGGTGTGGCGCCGAGCGAATCCTCGATCATGTCGAGCAGTTCCAGCGTGGAGGAACGCACGTCGCCGATGAGGATGGGCAGTTGCTGTTGCTTCAGCCCGAAGCGCTCGAACAGGTCGACCAGAACCGATTTGCCGTCCGAGTCGAGGATCTGGCCCTTGATGGCGCCGATGCGGTGGAACTCGTGGGTGGCATCGAGCTGGCGGCGCATCTTCTGCAGGCGCTTGGTCACGACGGTCTGCAGGGCTTCCAGTTCGGTCTCTTCGCCGAACGCGCGCAGGTTCTGCACTTCGTCTGCCTTGATGCTGGCGATTTCCGGCAGGTGCACGGCGTTGAATGGAATCACCTGACGCTTGCTGCCGACCACGACCTGTCCGGGCGAGCCGCGCTCTGCCGAGGCGACGAGCTGCAGCGTTTCACCGTCGCGCTCGATCTGCGCAGTGGTGACCGTCATGCCCTCTTCTTCGAACAGGCCGAGGGCGGCCAGCCGCGAGGGCGTTGTTTCCAGCTCGTTGATGCTGGCGGTGAGCGCCGTCATGGAAAAGGCGTCGTCATTGAACAGGGCCATATCAGCCATGGTGTTCTCCTGAATTCGGGTGTCTGTGCTTAGCGAACGGCGATGAAAGCCGCGAGCAGGTCGGTGCGGGCTTTGGCGTCCAGGCCGGTGAGGCGGGCTTCGGCCACTTCAGCCAGGCGCACGATGGCGGTGGCGCGGCGGTCAGCATCGGAGGCGCGCAGCGGCGCGTAGAGGATGGCGGCGGCCTTGCCCTTCGGGTTCGTGCCGTACGGCACGTAGCGGGCGCCGTCGGCATCGCGCTCGAGCAGTTGGCCGGCGGGCAGTGCATCGCCGGCGGCAATGGCGATCTGCTCGCGCGAGAGGCTGCCCGGCGCTTCGGTCAGCAGGAATTCGGCGGTCTGTACGCCTTGTGTCTGGATGTGCATTTGGGTGACTCCGATGGGTTGCCTCAGACGCGTGCCGAAGGCGATTTCTTGCGACGGGCGCTGTAGATGCTTGGGCCGTGCGGGCCGGTCTTGCGCTCGGTGGTTTCCTGCCCTGCCACCGGCTGGCGGTTGGACAGGCCCGGCGTGCTGCTCGCCATGACGCGGTCGTACAGCCGGGCGCGCACCTGTTCGGCGTTCAACCCGTCGGCGACGAATTGCGCGGTCAGCTCGGGCAGGCGTGCCGCCGTGCAGAGGCCGGCGATGTCTTTGGCGCGGGCGACAACGGCGTCGATGGCTTCGGTGCTTGCGAGCGCGCTGGACGACACGACGGCCTCCGCCAGTTGCGGCAGGCCGGCAGCGCGGCACGCTGCGAAGGCATGTTGCGCGAGCGCGCCGGGATCGGGCGGCGGCGTGCTGGCGACCGGTGCCGCAGCTGGTGCGGCTGGTGTTGCCGGCGCAGCGGCTTGCGGCGGCTCTGCCGGCGGCGCCTCGAGCGCTTTCAGCAAAGCCTCGGGGGTGTGCTCGAACCGCGCGAGCAATTCTCCGGTGCGCACGGAAGCCTGCAGCTTGACGGGCGCCTCGATCTGGTCGGCGAAGCCGCGATCTTTGGCCTCTGCCGCCGTCATCCACGTTTCTGCGTCCATCATGGCGACGATCTCATCGTCGGTCAGGCCGCATTTGCTGCGGTAGGCGGCGACGATACCGTCGCGCGTCTTGTCGAGCAGCTCGGCGGTTTTGCGCATCTGCGCGGCGTCGCCGGCGGCGATGGTCCAAGCGTTGTGGATCATCATCATGGCGTTTTCGGGCATGACGATGGTGTCGCCCGCCATAACGACGAGCGACGCGGCGGAGGCGGCAATGCCATCGACACGTGCCGTCACCTTGCCGCTGTAGCGGCGGAGCGCGTTGTAGATGGCGAAGCCGTCGAATACGTCGCCACCGCCGGAATTGACGGCTACGAGGATTTCGTCGGCGTCCTTTGCTACGGCGTCCAGCTCGTTGACGAACGCCTTGGCGGTGGTGCCCCAAAAGCCGATGTCGTCATAGATGCGCAGCTCTGCGACCGTCTTGCCGGCGGCGTTGCGCGCGGCCTTGAGGTCGTACCACTTCCTCTGTTTAGCTTTCATCGTTGGTGTGTTCCTGGTTGTCGGTCACGTTGCCGGCGCTGTCGCGCATGCGCGGATCAGAGTCGAAGACGAGGCCGAGCCTGTCGGCGCGTTCGTTGTCCGCGGCGTACTCGGCATCCGTGGTTTCCGGGTCTTCGCCCTGGGCGAGGATCGCGGCGGAGCGGCTTGCGAGACCCGCGCGGATGGCGATGCGCTGCGCCTGTACGTCTTGCACCGGGTTGATGTACGGCCAGCCCTGCGGCACCCAGCGCACGCGCTGATAGAGGCGCCGATTCCGGTAGTAGTCGGGCATGGGCAGTACACCGGACAGCGCCACTGCGTCTGTCCACGCGGCCCACACGGGGCGGCAGTACTGGTGGATGAAGACGTTCCACTGCAGTTGCTCGAGCTGGCGCCGGAATTCGCCGAGGATCACGCGCAGCGCGCGATCGCTGACGTCGCGCAGGTCGCCGGTGAGGACTTCGTACGGCAGGCCGACCGAGGCGGCTGCAGCCATGAGCTGCTGGCGCATGAAAGGTCCG